TTTGTGTTACGGATACGAATGCTTGCTCACCTAATTTAGCCGCATTGGAAGCGTTATCTGCATAAGTAGCAAAAGCTTTTTGCCAACCAAACTCAAAACTTCTTTGAGCTTCACCAACTTGATAAGCTTCTCTAGCTCTAGCTTTTTCTGCTTCAGCCCATGCGTTAGCTTGTTCTTGATTCATTTTGCGACCAAATTGATCGCCTAAAGTTAATTGCTGGCGCTTTTGTTCTATATCAAATAATTCTAATTGAAGCTTTCTTTCATTTTCTGTAAGGAAAGCTAATTCATGTTCTTTTTGTAATCTTTCGCCTTTAGCTTTACTTATTAATAATTCTCTTTCATAAAATTCCTGTTGTTTCTTGGCCGCTTCAGCCAATCTTTTTGCTTCAGCTTCAGCTTCTTTATTTTTTGCTTCAGTAACTTCTCTAATATTTTTTTTAGGTGCGGCTACACCACCAATGCCTGACATAATGCCAGGAACATTAGCGCCTTGAACTGATCCAAATTCTCTTTCGCTTGGAGCAACATATTTGCTAATTCCTTCTCTGTCTTTCCATGCAGTCCACCATCCCGCTTCTTTTTTAATTGCTTGGAATCTATCAATTATTTGCTTTTGTCTTTCAAAATGCCTTTCCATTGCTTGTGTTGCCGCATCAAAAGCAGGTGCAAGTGCTTCAGCTAAATTAACTTTTAAATTAAAAAATAACTTGTCTAAACGATCAACTGAAACGCCTATTTTTTTAAATGCTTCGTCTGATTCTGAAAATTTATTTTTAGTTTTATCTAAATCGTCTGCAAAACCTTTTATATCTATACCGCGCATAGCTCGGCCAAACATATCCATAGCTAAAGCATTGCGTCTAGTAGTATCTTCAACTGCGGATAATGATTTAACAGTTTTTTCAAATAAATCTTGAGGGGCAAGCGTTCTTAAATCTTTTAAAGATACGCCAATAGATAAAAATGCTTTTTGTGCTTTTTCTGATCCTTGTGCGGCTTCATCAACTTTGTTTGCGAATGATGCCATAAGCTTACCAGCATCTTCACTATTACCACCATTTTGAGTTAAAGCATTGGACATCCGCAATACGGATTGAACGGACATTTCATTGGCTTTTGCGACATCATTTATTTTGTCAGCAAAATTGATTGCTTCACGAGCGGAAGCGGCAAAAGCAGTTCCAACTGCAAGTAAAGATATTTTTGCGCCTGTGCTAAAGCCTTCTACTTTGTCTTTAGCCTTGCCTAGATTGGCATTAAACTCGCCAGCATCAAGCCCAAGTAAAACCGCTAACCTTGAAATAATTGCCATAATTACTTACCTTTAAATCTATCCATTTTAAAGTCAGGTGCTTGCGACATAAATGTAAGTAAAGAATCGCTAGGATCAGTTTTTTCTATACCATAAATATAATCATAAGCACTACCCAAGACGCTTTTTAGAGTATAAGGTGGGCTACTACTTGCTCTTAAATAATTAAAAACTCCCGATGTGAGAGTTCCTTGCATAGTTAATAAGCTTCTATTTCCAATTAACCCATCAGCATACATGACTGTTATTTCATTCATGGTTGCTTCATCTAATGCGTCTATATCTTGTATTGTATGCCCGTTGAAAACCATAGCCGCACGCACTTGGGTTCTTAACGAGCTTGCTACTTTGACTTTATGTCTTTGTATTCAGGGCTAATAACCTCGTTAATTTTTTCCACTAAAGTCATTTGAACAGATAATGGAAATTCAGCTTCTACATCTTCATAATTTATATCTTCTAATGATCCCGCTTCAGGTATTAGAAATTTAATATATTCAACTATTCTATGTTGCAATATATGTTTATTCTTGGCAGTTTCTCTCATTGATCTGCCATCAATAACCATATCGTTATCTTTTATTTCTACGCCTTCTTTTTCTTTAAGGCCATCAAATTCTTTGAGCATTTTTTGATATTCAAGCTCAACTTTTTCCTCATTAGGTGTTTTAAAGTAATTATAAATAGCTTCAATTTCAGATACGCTTGGCACTCTTACTTTAAATGTATGATCGCCTAATTCAAACGACCTAGTTAATACCGATAATCTATTTTCCTCGTATTTTTTACCGAGTGCTGATCCTAATTTACTCATATCTTTTCCTTATGTTGTTAAATTTTTAGCTTTGTATGAATCCATTTTTTGTTTAATAATTAATCCTAACCTTGTTGCAACTGCTTGAGCTTGCGATTCTAATGATATTCGCATAAATGGTTTGGCTGACATATTAGCCGTTCCAAATTCATTGGCTATGGCTCTAGCGTCAAACATAACACCTTGTTCTGTATAAAACTTCCTTTTAGCCTTTTTATATTCCTTGCCTTTTAAATTACCATATTCGGCTTGAAATTGTTGCTTTACTTTTTTAGGAATTGGTCGAGATGAAACAAGAGATATAACAGAATCTTTTGGTGTTACATATCTTGACTTCATATCTTTTCTAGTAGGTCGCCTTGCGGTGATATATAAAGAGCGATCCAATGCACCTGTGTCTTTAGGTGATAATGCTTTTGCCATAGCTAATACAGGCTTTATGGCTTCTCTAACTGCTGGTATTAATACCTTGCTTTTTGCGTCTTTATCGCCAAACTGTTCTTGAAATTCTTTAAATGCATCAAGAGTTTCTTTTAAACCATTGACCGCAAATTTAACGCTCATTAATCTGCCTTAATTATTTTTTGATAAATCGTATTATTAAGTTTAATAGCATAATCAACGGCTTCTTCAGGCGTTAATTTATCAGCATGATTTTTAGCAATATCGTGAGCTAAAGCAATGCCTGTTAATCGTTGTTGAGCAAAACCAAACCAATTCTTTTGACCTGAATTGGCTTGGCTTACTAAATAACTTAATAAATCATCACTATTCTTGATTGTAGTCGTCATTTTGTTTTACCTTTTCTTTTTTTGTATTTTCATAAGGATTAACTTTAGCTAATGCTTGTAATGCAATATATTCAGCACTATCAGGATTAGCTTTTGCTAAAGCATCAGCAACTTCTTTTGCATCAACAGGCAATCCTAAAACTACTGTATCAAGGCTTTGATAGGTGCTAGTTAATATTTCAATAGCTTCAGATAATTTCATATTTAACCCTTATTAAGTATTATTTGACCAGCCGTATTGATTACCACGCGGATGAACAGTAAATGTGCATTTAGCTTCAGCAGTTGGATTAGGATCAACTGTGAATTGACCTACTCGACCATTAAAAGCGTAATTAACAATATTAGTTCCATCAGTTGCAGAAATAACAAAGGTTCTATCAATCGTGCCGTTATAAGCATCGCCACGCATTAAAAGAAGATTTGCGTCTGAAGGATTCCATGCCGCAGTAATTGTCATTGATGTTGGAGCGGCTTGAGTAGGAATCTTGTCAGATTGACGAGAGCCTGCAACATTGTAATTAGCCATTGCATCATCTTGACCAAAAGCTGGAATAGCTTCTACAGGTAACAAGTTTGCTGAAACTGTGATGCCTGATACTGAAGCATAAACAGAAAGGTTAGCAGTTGTTAAAGCGGTTGGTGTTGCGCCTGATTGGCAATAAAGACTTGCGCTAAAACCTGGTAAAACTTTATTTGGAAGTGCCATAATTTATTTCCTCACATTAAAAAATTAAAAAGTTCTTATGTTGGTATGTATAAGGTGCAATCCATAAATATATTATGAAGCCCAATCTCATTGTCGTATCCATGATATAACCACACTACATCTGCTTTTGAAACATTAAAACTATTACCGCCGCCACCAAAAGTTCCACTATAGCCATGTAGTGCTTGCAAAATAGAGTTAGAAATATTAAACCCATCTGCCATATCCTGTGTAAAAACACTAATCTGAAAAACAGGTGTATCTATACCTTTAATACTTTGTATTTTGCCAGTATATACTGGTTGATGCACATCTCTTAATTGCCAAGTAATAAATTTACCTTGCGTTGCATAATTTCTGTTGAAATTAGCATATACAGGTATAGGCGTAACTATGCTAGATAATTGTGCCTGTATTGCCTGTGCATATTCCCTAACATCTTGTTGATTTGCCATCTATACATCTACACTTGGTTTGTTAAAGTAACATATTAAAGTTACACTCATTCTATCATTAGATATACTAGAATCAGCTATTCGCCAATCAACATTTTGATAAGTTATTGAATATAAAT